CAAGGAAGGGCCTGTTGGTTGGCATGATCCGAGGTTAAAACTTAAAGTTAACCGACTAAACATGTAGAACTGCCTGCAGAGGGCTTGCGGACGGGGGTTCAATTCCCCCCGGCTCCACCAGTTAATGTAGTAAAATCAAGTACTTGTAAATTTGTCGTGTCATTATTTTGGGTTGTTTTGGGGCTATTTTGGTTCCGGAATGACACGATTAATGACACGATTTTTATATTGCGGCTTTGAACTTTTCTTCCGCCCGGGTGCCGGCACCTTCGTCGGCGGAGGGCATCCACTTTCCGTACACCCTGATAATCATAGCCCAATCACTGTGACCCATCTGCTGGGCAACCCACATGGGATGCTCACCAGCCGATAACATCATTGAGGCATAGGTATGCCGGGTTTGATACGGACGCCGATACCTGACCTGGGCGCGTTTCAATAACGGCACCCAATATTTGCGTATCTCCTGATCGCCAGCCCACTGTGTGCCTTTCACTGGATGCAGAAACACCGGGCCGCCCGCAAGAAAGGTATGCGCCTTCTGGGCTGTCAACGCCGATCTGGCTGGGCCAAGCATCTTCACTTCCCGCCGCCCGGCGCGGGTCTTTGTGCCCTCCACTTCCCCCTTGGCCGCCTGGGTTAGAGCCTTGTCTACAATAATTACGCCCCGGCGAAAATCGATATCGTCCCATTGTAGAGCTACAAGCTCACTTGTACGCAGGCCAGACCACAACATAAAGAGCACCTGGTTTGCCATGGCTGGCAAGCATTTATCGATGATGGCCTGCTGTTCATCGGGCGTGAACGGATCCACAATATCCCGGCTTTTTGGCGGTTCCTGTTTTTTATACGTCCACTTTGCCAGCGGGTTATCCTCTATCAACTCATCGTCGACAGCATCAGAAAGGGCTTTTCGTAGCACGCTCTGGATGTTCGCAAGCCGCTTATTAGTGGCATTCTTGCCGTCAAGCCACTCTTTGATATCACGTCGTTTAATGCTGGCCAGCGTCATTTTGCCGAGATGCGGGATAAGCTGGAAGTTGACGATCTTTCGGTAGCCGTCATAGGTGGATGCCTTCAGGTGCTTTTTTTGGCTGGCAAGCCATTCTGATAAATATTTCTCAACAGTCATCACCTGTCCGGGCTGATCGGCGAACCTAGCCGCATTGGGGCTATCGGGGAACGTCGCCGCGTAATCGAACGTGCCAGCTTCGATGGATACAAGGATAGCCGCTCTGTGCCGCTCGGCCCGCTTCAGGTTAGCGGCAGTGGGCTTGAGCTGTATTTTTTCCCGGCAACGCCGCCCCCGGTACTGGAATGTGATTTGGATGCTCGTTTCCGAGGCGGGGGCAACACCCCTTCCGTCCCTACCCATGTGTCATACCCTTCGGTGTCAATGAGGATGCGCCCGTCTGGCGCCTTAATCCACTCGCGACCCTTGCGCCAGATTTCGTCCCGAATTTTGGTGCGGATGGCGTTCTCGGTATAACCGGACATGGCGGCGAAGCGGGGAATTGTTACATATCGCACCATTATCGTACTCCATAAAATCACCCCCACTCGGGGCTGTAACCAATGCTTAGCGGTGAGGGCCAGGACTTCGGCAATACGCTCGGTCAATCCTGCCCCCACACCACGTACATGATTGCGTAGGCGTAGCCCAGGGCATCCAGGGCGATTAGCCAATCAGGGCCGAGACTCATGCCGGTATCTCCTTGATAATCTCGCCCTCAATCCTTCCGGTAGCCTTGATATCGGCCAGCATCAGGCGAGCGTGGTCCTCTGAGATTGCGTGGATGGTGGCGCAAAACTGGCCGTCCGGGCCGTCCCACACCAGATCAAAGGGCTTCCATTGGCGGCCTTTGGCGTCTGTGGCGGTTTCGATCATGGTTTGGACTCCTGTTTCATAAACGTGACCCAATGAGTGCGATTCTGGCGCCCCATGCGCTGGCCGAATAGTGGCCGCTGATCGGTGCATGTCAGGATTTCATGCAGGGGAATCTGTGTTTCGTTCCATTTGAAAATCAGTACTCCCAGCGGGCGAAGTACTCGAAAGCACTCACTAAACCCTTGGTGCATGTCATCGCGCCAATCCGCACCCAGCTTTCCATATTTGGCCGCCATCCAACTACGAGGGCCGGCACGAACCAGATGGGGCGGATCGAACGCCACTAGTGCGAACGAGCTATCAGGGAACGGAAGGGCGCGAAAGTCCATTTGAGCATCCGGATGGATATGCACAGCGCGGGTTCCGTCCTGCCTATGGGTTCGATCGGTCACAACAACGGATTCGTGGCGCATATCGCCAAACAGGCATCGCTGATCTTTTGGATCGAACCACATCATCCGTCCGCCGCAGCACGGATCAAGCACTTGCGCTTCCAGCATCTCACTCTCCAAACACGGCAATGTTGACCGCATCGCAGTTGTCGGGCCGGGCGGCATTGCCGTAGCGGGCGAGAAGGGCGCGAGAAAATCCAACATGGTCGAAGTCGGACAGCGGCTCTAGGCCGACAAATTGCAGGCTTAGGGCGGCGATGTCGTCGTCGCTCGGTACACCCACCGGCTCCGAATGTCGCCCAGTCGCAGCCATAACAGCCCGCACAACTTCTATCCCGGCTTCGCCACTAGGCTCATCCGCAAAGCCCCGCAGGCATTCATCGACTTCGGGCAGATCAGCGACCCGTTCAGCGTCCTCCCACGTTATCTGCTCAGTGGGACACCCCACCAACAGCGCCACCACTCGCCCCACACCATCCACAATTCCCTCTCCTGGCGCAAGTTGCGCAGCAGACCATATCTCGTGGGCCAGCTCATCGATTGACTCTGATTTGGGCGTTGTCGGCTGGGCGGGTTTTGGTTTGATCGTATCCAAAAACTTTGGCGCATCGACGGGAGCATCTACCAGTCGCTTGCCGAAAGCGGCCCTGGCAATTTCTTCCATGCTCGGCACCTTCACCGGCTCGACCATATCGAGGTTGCGCTCGGGATGGTCTTGCTCGGCGGGTTGTGGGGCTGTCCTGGCGATCAGGTCATACTCACCAGAATCGTCAAAGTGAGTGTAACGGTACGCCCACCTATGCCCCTGCCATTCAAAACTGACCCGGTTTTTCCATGTGTCAGGATGGAATCTGGCCTTCAGGTAATCCCTGTGCTGTTCGGTGTCGTGGTAAATGCGACAATATATCTCCCCCACCGGCTCACCCCTGCGCTTGCTCTCAGCCTCGGCAATCATGCTCAAGATACGCCCCTCATCATCTTGCCGGGTGACTGCGATGATTTCGCCCTCGGGTGTTTTGGTGACGACTACTTCGCCTTTGCGCTTGTGGTCGGCTTCGATGGCGGCGCGGGCGTAGGCCCTGCATCCAGCGCCGCCCGCAACTGTGCATAGTTGTCTGTCATTTCCCTTCTCCCGATAGGGCGGCGCATGCATGCTTGCACACTGTCTCGGCTAGTATTCCCCATGCAATCGAGCCTCGACCGACGTACATGCTCCGAGTCGCTTTTGGCGCACTGGCCAGCAGCTTTACGCATTCTTCAAGCGCCTCCCTCAGCTTCTGAGCATCCTCCCGCCGCACAAACCGCCCATCTGCGCACTCGATGATTTCGGGCATGCCGATGCCGTGGCGGTAGTCGCGGGATAGGTCGTAGCGTTTCATAGCACCTCCATTACCGATTCAATAAAGACTTGCGCCGCTTGAGCGTTGATAGCGTTTCCGTAGGCGCGCAGTCGTCCCACTCGGGAGGGAGCCCCATGAGCCAGCGGGAATGTGCCGGGTTCAACTGGCCGCCAGACTCCGCCCCGGTCGGCGCAGTAGATCCACTCGGCATCGGCCCAAAAGCCGCTGACCGCGCCTGCAGGTCCAAATGAACGTTCCCGCCGCCTATGGTCTTGGTCGTCCGCCCGCCGCTGCCATCGCTGGCCTTGGGCGTCGCCCAAGCCGCAAATACCGCCGCGTCGCAAAGGGTCGTGCCGTCGTGATGCTTGCTGTTCGGATTCGACCGGCCTGAGGTCTTGTTCCGGCCGCCTCGGCTGTCGTTTACCGTGGGCGTGGGCCACGAGGTAAATCCGCCCGCGCCCGTTCGGAGCGCCGTAGCCCGCAGCAGGGGTAACTGTCGCCCCGCAGGCGTATGCCAAACTTTCCATGTCAGCTTGTACAAGGTCGAGCCAGCCGAGTCCGTCGCGGCTTTCAACCTGTTCGCCAAGTATGACTGGAGGGCGGCACTGCTCGATGAGATGGAACCAGGCCGGCCACAAGTGCCGCTCGTCAGCAAACCCAGTTCCTTTGCCTGCCGCGCTGAAAGGTTGGCACGGACAGGAACCGGTCCAAACAGGTCGATCATCTGGCCATCCCGCATTGCGAAGGGCATATGACCAGACGCCGATGCCGGCGAAGAAATGGCATTGTGTGTAGTTGCGTAGGTCATCTGGATGGACATCCTCTATGCTTCGTTCGTCTACGTCGCCCGGGGCGATGTGGCCAGCAACAATGAGATTGCGTAGCCACTGCGCCGCGAAGGGGTCAATTTCGTTGTAGTAGGCTGTCATTACTCCGGATATTCCTGATGTATCTCCCACTTGCGGCCCTCACGGCTGCCAATGGCGAGATAGGCGTAGTCTTGCCTGGGGATTAGCTCAATGAAGTCACTGCAGAATTGCGGGACGCTGTACTCATGCGAAAGCACCTCTCGGGGGGGGGGCTTGCTCGATCTTGGAAAGCACCTTTTGCATACGGCGCTCGGTCGAGCCAGGCTTGGGTGGGCGCTTGAGCCGGTCTTCCATGGCTATTACGCGCCGGGTCACCAGATCGTTTAGTTTCTGCCTGGGCACGCCAAGCACAAAGAAGCCGGACATAGTTCTCTCCCAGCGCCTTATTGGGGCGCCGGGCCTCGTGGTGGTGGGGAAGCTGATTGAGATTTCCAGTAAGGACGGCTATGATCTAAAGCCTCAGCAAAACCAATCGCCGTTGACATGGAAAAGTGGAAACAATGGCTGGATTGGGCATCTAAGGAATATGACACGCTCAAACTTCGGGAAGAAGAGCTGCAGCAGTGCCTCGACGACGCTCAAAACAGCAATAACGCAGACTTGATTCGCGACCTTGAGCAGCATTGGCTTGAAGCGCACAAACAGCTCCGCAGCTTGAATGCCCGCATACGTGACCATATTCAACACATGCCGACGCCAAAAAGGTGGTGGCGCGGACATACGTAAAATCAATCCCCATATGCAGCCCAGCCAGCTCAGAATGGGGGCAAATCATCATCCATATCCGCGAGATTCGCGGCGGGCGCTTGCTGTGCTGGTCGCTGCTGCGGAGCAGATCGCTGTGATGGTTGGCGCTGGTCGTCGTCTTTGCCGCCGAGCATTTGCATCTGGTCGGCAATAATTCGGGTCGAGTAGCGGTCCTGGCCCGTTTCCTTGTCTTGGTACTTCTGCGTGTTCCAGCGGCCAGAAACGTAGATCTGCTTTCCTTTGGTCAGATATTCGCCGCAGATTTCAGCAAGTTTTCCAAACGCCACTACATTGATCCACTCGACGCCTTCCTTTTCTTTAGTTTTCCAGCCCACCGCCAAACTAAAGCTAGAAACTGCATCACCTGATGGTGAGTATCGCGTTTCAACATCCCGACCAAGCCGGCCTATGAATTCGCAGCGGTTTAGATCATTTGCCATTTATGCGGCCTCCTTGAGCCGAAGTTTCTGTTCGTACTTATCGACCACGCCTTTGAAGTCCAGCAGATCGCGCTCCATCTTTTCTATAAAGTCGTCATCCCGATCAAAGACGCGCCACCAAAGCTGCTTGCCGACCGACTCCAGGGCAGGGCAGTACAGGCAGATATGCCAGCGCTTACGCCCGGTGATCCACATGCATCCCTGGGCTTGCTCCATGACGCTGGACGGGTCGTTATCGATCCAAAAGGCGCGCAGCTTGGCTGGGTCTACGAAGCACTTGTATTCGCTGCCTTCCTCCAAGCCGATCAGGCCGTCAGCGCTGGCGCCGAACGCCCCGTCCGAGGTCATAACGAATCCAGCGCGTTCAACGAACACACCGGCCTGGGCCTCATGCTCCCTTCGTGCTTCTGGCTCTAGTTCGTGGCCACGCCTCATGCTCCAGGTCTCGAAACCTTCATCGAGCGGCTGACCGCTGATTCGCTCAATCGCCAGCCGGAAAGCATAGTCCTGGGCAGCCGTTGACCACTCGCCGACGCGTTCGCCAGCTATGGCGCGTTGAACGACTTCAGCCCTTGGTGCGGCCTTGTACCCGGCAGCTTCCCGCGCTTGGGCCTCAGTCTTGCCTGTAAGAATTGCCTCGACATACTTCGCCTGCTTTTCGTCTAGGCCGTTGACCTTGGCGCGCACCGTGGAAAACATGCTCGCGGTGATGCACCCTGCGCGGGCGGTGAACCACTCTGGCGAACCTTGGTCGCAGTTGATGATCTGATAACTCATGCTGTCGCTACCTCCTGCAGGCTCCTGCCCTTGTCACCGAAGGCCTGTTTGATGTGCTCGTATTGAGTGCCGCTGGCATTCTCGCGCAGGAACTTGGAAAGCTCCGGCCAATAAACTCGCAGACTGTCGGCGTCGGTGTATTCGTCAATCTTGGCTAGAAGTTCGTCTACCTGTTCGCTGGAGATCTGCTTGACCTCGGGGTTGAGTGCAATTCCTTCGCCGCCATCCGTGTTCAGGTAGTGGATGGCGTTTTCTAGGCGCTCGGTCTTCGGCCAGTATTTGTAGGCGCGGTGAACGCAAGTCTTTTTTGCCATTTCCCCCCAGTCTGTCACCCAGGGGCAAGACTTCTTCTTTGTCACCCAAGCATTCCAAGCGTCGGACCTGTCTCGGATGGCATTGACCTCTTCGATGGACATGGCCTCCGTCAGATAGTCACCGTCCGCTGTCTTGACTGACACATAGACGCCAATGATTTCGCCGCGATCTTTGCAAAACGGGTCGAACTCATGAGTAGGCTGCCGGTCAAGTCCGTTTAGCCGGAATGTATCCTCCGCGTACACTAGTCGCGCCTGACCCCATTTGATCGAGCCGGAGTCCATCGCCATGTCCAGCAGCCCCATATACCCGATGGACAGGCAGATGCCGCCTTTGCGCGGCACTAGATAGGCTTGTTTCTTGGCTGGGTTAAGGCTGATGCCGATGGCCGCGACGTTGGTCACTGCATCGATCACACTTTGGCGATTCTGCATGGCGATTTTTGCAGCATAGTCATTCGCCAGAATGGCCTGGATGGCAAACTCTGCCTCGCGCTCGAAAACGATGCCGCGATCCACCAATACCGAGTCGAAAGTTGGCTTGATGCTGTAAACCAACTGCTCGACGGTTGTGATTTCGTTACTCATATCCTTATCCTTAAAATCCCGCCATCCATCCAATCACGGACAACCCAAATACCCATCCGACAGCCACCGACACGCCCACCACAAACCGCAGCGGCGTCACCTTGTAGTCGTCATCGGGGTGGCAGTGGCTCATGAGCGTGATTCGCTCCCAAATGGTTTTCATCCTCTTATCCCCGTAATCTGTATAGGCAGTTGCACGATGTAAATCACCAAAAACAGGAGTCTCATGCCGCCTCCATCTGTCGTTTTGCGGCCCGCTCGGCTTGGTCGTAGCAGAACTTCTTGATCAGCTTTTCGCCAACCCCGGCCCGGCCCACCAGCAGCCCGGCCAAATCGGCTGTTTCCTCGTCCTGCGTCATAAATTCGTACAGTTCGCCCGCGTCGTAGGTCATGTTGTTGATTCTCGCGGTGGTCTGCCGGCCATCCAGCACATTGGTGGCGGCGTCGAGGTACTCCATAAAGATCACATCGCACAACCGCTCATAGCGGCGGTCGTAGTCGCGTTCCTCCTGCTGCGTCCACCCATCCGGTGGATCGACACGCGCAGGGTCGTCCTGACCCGCATAGGGCCTGCTGGTTGCATACATGGTTATCTCCCTGATCTGGGAATGGATAGAGGGCCGCAACCCTCACGTACTAGATGATTGAAAATGCTGCGGGATGCAGCGTTTGAGCGGCCCTCTGGGCAAGGTGCCTCTGACTCCCTCAGTACACCCTTTACGCTCCGCCAAGAGCAAAGGGTTAGACACCTTGGCCAGAAGGTCGCTGGGTCCCGGATTCACCCGTTAGGGTCAGGCTCCGGGCGGCGCTGTAGTTGGGTGCCAGACGGGGCACCGCCGTACTGCCGCTATGTGGGTCCGCCTGATTGCACTTAGTCGCCCCTCTGGGCCTCGGTCGGTTCCTGCAACTCCCCCGACGACACACCGCAGGCACGTATAAACTTCATACGCTCGGACCCTTCTTAGGTATTCATGCCCGTTTATTCTCCGGGCCAGAGGGTCGCATTGGGGCCATTGAGCCGCCGCTGCTTGCTCCGTCAGTGGGCCAGACTCGAAGCTGCACCGCTTGCGCTGCCCCCTCGATTGGTAAGCGCGGCATCCGCTTCGATTGAAAGCCAGCGTTTGCCCAATGGGGCGCTGACAGAACCCTTGATGCTGCATAGCTCCGTATTCAAGGGCGGCCCGGAGTGGCGGCACTTCCACGGCCCGAAGGCCCGAACACCAAGGCGATACGCCTGGGCGTGATGGCGCCGGATGCGATCCCGGCTTGCGGTGTGGCACTGATTCCGCGCTTGTACAGGTTCCCTTGTCGACCGTGGGGTCTGCTGCTCATACCACCTATCACGGCTGAACGCCGCTTCGATCTCGCTGCCCGTCGCAACCGGGCGTACTACTTGCCATCAAGAATCCACACTGGCGGCGAAATTTTCCCCTTGCGGTTCGGCCTTCGTTCTTATCTCCCGGAACGGCCAAGCGGGCGACACAGTGTGGATACTTCATAGCCCCCACCCGCAACCGACACGGGCAGGGCTTGTGCGTTGTGTCAGCCGCACCCCTGTCAGGTCATAGCCTCGTAGATCTCGCGAGAACGCCTGCGCTGAGGTTCCATGGGGCATCACCTCCTTTGGGTCGTCTTGTGGCCGCTTTAGCTGGCTAGGCTGGAGGATTCAGGACTTCCAAGTCAGCGCTTTGACTGCCCACATCTGAGCTGTCTGCGTCTCGGTAATCGCCACGCTGCACAGCCGTTTGACTTCGGGGTCTTCGCTGTGCTGACGCAGCTCGTGCAGGATGTCGATCTGCTCGGCAAAACCGCGCTTGACCATATCAACGTCTGACAGGTTGCTGGGGTTGAAGGATAGGCCGACTGCTTTCTGGCCGAAGGTTTGTTCACTCATGGTTTCTCCGTTGGTGGGGTGGGGATTAGGGCGCGGATATTCTTATGAATAGTGTCGGCGCAATCGCTCCAACCTAGTTCGTGATCGTCATCACAAAGACTTTTCTGTTCATCCGCAACGACTGTGAGAGCTTCTTCCAACGCCTCCCTCACCCTCGCATCAGCGTAGGCTTGGGCTTGGGTGGTGGTGATGAGGGGCTTCTCGTGGGACTCACCGGACAATCGATGGCATACGCCCGCGCCGGATTGAGTCCACGACAGTTTCCAGCCGACATCCCCGCCCATAGTTTGTATAGCCAGCATCCACGCCGCCGGCTCGGGAATCGTTGCCTTGGTCATTCGCTTTCCCTCTTGTCGAATTCACGGTACAGGCTCCACTTGTTCGACCAGTCTGTTGGGCCATAATCCTCCGCCTCTTCGTCCCACTCGCCTTGGAATGGGTTCTCAGACACGGACGTCCACTGAAATCCAATTGCCGGGCAGTCTGGCGCAGATTCGAAAACTTCTGCTATGCGCGGCCAGTGGTTGACGTACTCCGGGTCCAAGGAAAACTCGGTCAGGAAAGCGCGAATATCGGCAGCGGCGCGGGCGTAATGCTCACGCTCGACATAGGCATTGTCGTAAGTCATGGCGAGCACAGCGCGCAGCGATCGGGCAATGTCCTTGCGGCGCCATAGAGGCCACAGCTCTTCGGTGCGCGACCAATACGAGAACTCTTGTCCTCCGACAAAGCGCTCGAACATCTTTCCCCAAACAACCGGGGCGCTGCCGTGGGCATTGCGCAGTTCCTCAAGCTCTTCGTAAGAGCCGCCCGGATGCAGCTTGTATATCGTTGTCGTGCTCATGTCTTTTGCTCCTGCATTGCGGCGTCGATGGCGGCATCAAGGTCGTCGCCGCACTTCAGTTCCCGATAGGGTGGATTGCAGTCGTCATTGACCCAGTTGTGTAGGCTATCCAGTTTCGCTGGGCCGGTATCGGGGCGGCGCAGATATTGATACCGCTCAGCATCCTTCCGCAGCGCCTGTATCTCAGGAGATTGCAGGACGGCTTGCTCGATGGCGCGGGCAAAGGCGAGAAGATCATCATCATGGGCCTGCATAGCGTCTGCGATGAAGTCTATGGTCAGCACAGTATCAGTGGTCATTGGTAGTCTCCATAAGCCATCGCGCGAATTGCTCATCAGGCCAGTCCGTAACGTCGGTCCAGCCCACGTAGTTGGGATCAGTGGCCTGCACTGCCGGGAGCAGCCACTTATTTAGTCGCTTATCAGGGCTGACGTAGAACTTGAATCCTTGTTCTCTCAGGCTCATGTCTGGCTCCCTGTTGCTTTGGCTATGGCGGCGCGGGCAGCTTCCAATGCTTCAGGCCAGCCGATAACGGCCATACCCGGCCCGTCCTCAATTTCAACTAGCCGCTGCAGCGCCTCCAGCATTTCCGGCGCGGAGGCTATCAGGCGGGCGTTGGAGATAACTTCGCTGGCCGAACGCTCTATTTGAGTCCGTCCATCATCGACACCATCAGCCCAATGCTGCATGTCGGGGAATTTCTGCGGCCAGTTATGGATAATTGGATTTGCCTCGACCCGCGCAATAGGGAAATCATTGCTATCAAGGATATCGACGCTAATGGCATCTCCAAACAGATTTTCGTTGGAGTCTTCCGCTATTTTCCATTGGCCAGGCGTGTGTTTCTGTTCCATCTTGTTCTCCTCGTTGTCATCGGGAAGCGCCGACCCGCGACGCTTTCGGATAACTCCGAGATGCCCGGCCCGCGCTACTCCCTACTGTGTAGGCTCGCGGTACCGAAGCATCTGATCAATCAACCCACGCAGCCTGTAGCCTCCCTGGCGTACTGCGCGGTTCGATAGCCGTCGATCTTGGGTCAGGGGTAACGGGTTGCGCCCTGGGCCTATCCGCGCGTCATCGCGCCATTGGCTTATTTATCGCTTTCCGGTCAGGGAATCTCAGGGGAGGGTGCGACAGTTCTGCTATGCTTTCCGAGCCGGGGCTACTAACCCCGGTTGCGGCCTAGTAAGCCGCTGAAGGTTGCGGCCCGTATGGAGTGCGATGGATGTCGCACCAACCTTAAAGACCGCTTGCCGACTGTCGCAGCCCCGCCCGCGTCTGGGCAATGGAGGCGACAGGCAGTGAGCCATCCTAGGTAGGCAATCTGCTAGCGCCAGCCAGGGCGCGAACAAAAATACACACAGGTTAAACGCCTGTACCGGTACGGGCATTTCCTTGGGTATTCCAATGAAAAGCACCGTTGAAGTGAAGGTAAGCGTTCAGATCGATGTGGCGAAGTGTCTTGCAGTCATCCTCGCCGCCATCAAGCTGTACCTGATGCTTCCCTAGGAAAAGCGGGGCGGTTCGCGCCGCCTCGCTGCTCCTGATAGCACGCATCCTTGCGCACCCTCGCCTGAAATTCCCTGAATTGTTAAAGAACATTTGCTTCACCTTGACCGTGCCGTCTGGGGCTAAGGGTGTTGGCGAGGCATTAACTGAATCTTAGTCAACTAAGATTTGCGTGTCAAGAAATATTTAGTTGGCTAAGATTAATTTTCATGCTGAACTTGGTTTTTGTGGTTGCATACAGCAACGACTAGGGCCGCCTAGCGGCGTATCATGAGTGACCAACAAGGAGACGGCCATGAGCGACATACACCCAATTATTGAGCTGTTCCAGGCTCACGCTGAGGTGCTGGACGCTTCGGGCCAGTCAACAACGCTGGACGACGCCATCGTGAGTCTGGCGGCCTGGCTAGATGGCGCTCAAGATCGGCTTACAGAGGACGATATGACCGTCCTGGCTGATGTGGGCGCAATCATGTACCGGGAGGGGCTGCTGCGCAGGGCAGGAGGATCAGATTCCTAACGTTAGGAATGGGCACAAAAAAGCCCACCGAATTGGTGGGCTCGAAGATGGTTTGCAGACCAGAATTTAATCTCCGCGATCCTCTTCCCGAAGGTCGAGCGGAACAGTCTTGCCAAATCGTGGATGAAGCCGGTTCAGTTTCGATATGAAGTCACCGTAATTAGTGGAAAGCTTCATGGCAGTGACAATTGAAGCAAGATGCTCGCGCAGCTTGGGATGACCTATTTCTTGGGTTAGCCGCCTGTGAAGATGGGCCTTCTTTTCGTCTTTCGTCGATTGTTTTTTTAATTCGTTTAACAACCCTGGGGCTAGACGCTCATAAACGATATCGTTAGTCAGAAGCCCAAAATACTGAGGTCGAAATCTAGGGTTTTCAGGAGGATAGTCAAGCCCTCTTAGCCGGAAAAGCTCTTCGTAATACTCGCTCGGAAAGGTCTTCATGTACGGTTGCAATTCCTTCGCGACGAACGACTCCAATATTTTCGCCAGCGCATTTTTCTCACGATCACGTTCGTAGCCGGTAGCTTCGTCCACGAGCGAAATGATGCCGACGCGCGCAAACCCTCTAACCAGCACCTCGCACTGATGGGCGATGTGCTCTTGAGATGCGAGAAGGTAGCCTTTATTTCTGGCCTCCAACACTGCGTCGCATATGTCTGCAAGTATCGTTGCCTCGTAGCCAACGACGCTCACACCAGTGGTACTTTTAAACAGGATCGGCCTGTCCGCGCGCTCTATTAGGTCGTCAATTTCCAAGCCTTTATCACGTAGCGCTTGCAAAAACTGCACGATCCGGCGCGCGCCGCCCTTGCCCCCGCTGCGGGAAAAGCCGACCCCAGCCTGAAGGCTTCTTTGGGAAAGTACGCGGCGGCCATCTTCGAGCACGTAGCAAGCCATCTCGGTGCCCCCGATCACCAGGGGATGGTCGGCTGATCCGTGCGTGGCTTTAGGTGCTGCGGCGAGAGCCCGCCTAGCCTGAACGCCTTTTTGCGCTATTTCACGCCGTTTATCGGGGCTCAAAGATTTTGCCCGTGCTACTCCGCCTGCTGACTTTGGTGATTTTTCTGCACTCATGCGCGCGCCTTTTGAGTTGGTTGGTTATTGATTATGACTTGCATTGTAGTTTAATGCAAGTTAATTGTTTTGATTACTTGCTAATATTGGAGAATTTGGCGCGCACCCTAATCAGAACGATCGAGCACAAAAAAGCCCTCCGTGAGGGAGGGCGGGGCAAAAGAAAACCCGCCGGGGCGGGTTGCTGAGCGCCCCTCGACACGAGAGGCGTTGGTGCGCAATTGACTTACTTATTGCTTTGGTGCTGCTCGGACTTTTGTCCGGGCTGAGCTTGACCGGGCTTTTGCTCGTCTTGATGCTGGCCAGTTTTCTTCTGGTCCTGTTGGCCGGGGTCTTGTTGCTTTGCGGGCTGGTTGGGTTGGTTCGATTGATTTTGTGTCATGGTGATACTCCAGTGAGTGTTCGATCCGCGCCTCTCAGAATGATTCGGCTGCGGCTTAAGTGGTTAGGGTAGGGCAGGCTGTCTGCCGGGCCGTACTGCAGCTTAATAGGGCAGGCCGGGAAATTTCTCTTTCATCAAGCGAAAGATTCGGCGGCGAACTTGTACCCGCCTTTTGCTATGGCCGATTTCGTCTGCCTGCGATGGCGGATTTGGCGGGGTATCCATATCCATCGCCTTTTGTTCGGGCTGGGGAATTCTTAAGAAGGGGAAAAGATATGTCATGATGGCTCCAAGAGCGTCCTAGCGGATTCGCGTCACATCTGAGCTAGGATTATTTCCCTTGGCGAATCATTGCGGCTTCGATGAAGCCGGTGCGCAAAGGGCGCATGCGGGGTGCATACTTTAAGAGGGGAGGAAGCTCGGCTGGGTGTGTCGTGGTGTGTCGCCGCTTCCTAAGCTGATAAATTCAGTGTGGGGCCCGCAGCGAATTAAAGATAGCGTTACTTTGTATCTCTTGTTACTGGCAAAAGAAAACCGCCCGGGGAGGGCGGCTTGGGATAGCAGATACCGGCGAAGGGGTGGGGGGTCCGCCGGTATCATCTGGCGGCGTGGCGTAAAAAAGCCCTCCTTGGGGGAGGTCAGAGCACTCTCTTAACCTGCATTTTGCTTAGCGCCGCTTGGCGATCGTTCATCATCTTGGCTATTTTGCCCGCGTTCTCGGCTTGAGTCTGGATCGCTTGCTGTAGCAGTTGCCGGGACGAGGTTTGACTTACTCTGAACATCGCTCTCTGTGGAATTATCTGTTTCATCGTTTTCATTGCTATCCTTCGTTTGTTGTCCGGGGAGCACTACCGGGCCAAAATCCGATTCATCCTCAAAATGCGCCCACAATTGTTCATATACAACGATTTCTTGGCTGTCCGGATGAGAAACATTTGCAAATAACGTTCCTGCTTCCTTCCTGTCAATCACAAAACTGTGTGAAGGGTAGTCAGCTACTAGGCTACGTAAAGAATCGTGCGAAGTCAATGAGTTCGAGAGATCGTTTAGCCGGCGCCCGTATTCTAGTGCAATCGCAATGGCCCGTTGCATTTCCCCAACCCGATTTGGATCGATTTGCGCGTACAGGGGTGTGGCGACGCTGGCAGCAATCTTCGTGGCAAATTCCCCGGCCAGACGTGTAGATATCCTGGTGCCTCCCCTGATATCCACCAAAGCATATCGAAATGCGCGCATTACATGCTGTAGGGCAGCCTCCATTGATTCGTTAAAATCCAAGCCTGAGTTGTTCTCCAGCATCTCGTTCTGCTTTCTAACCTGGACGTCAAGCGGGCCAAGTTCTCCTAAATCACCAATAGCCAGTTCATCAGCCGCTATAGCTATAAGCGTGCCGGCGCTCTTGCAAAAACTCGGAACCACGAGGCGAACATGATTGTAATGATGCCTGAGGCATCTCCCTATGCGATAGCCGCCATCCGGATCACCGCCTCGAGTTGTAAGAAAAATAGTACAAGCATCATGTCTTTTGTCTTTCTGAATGGCTAGAGACAGATCGTAATGCAATTCTCTATCTATGCCCCTGCTGATAAGTATGACATCTCGCTCTTTGAGCTGAAGCTCTTCGGTCATTGCGATATCTCTCCAATGATTCTTTTAAATGAAAATAGCAGATAAATACCCCCCCCCTACAACGGCCACTTCTTCCTCCATTTACGCCTTTGCCTGTAGTCCCAAAGTCTGATAACCAGCAGCAGCCCCAGACATATCAGGCCGGCGAGGATCAGCGATAGGGGGATGAGGGAGTGGGACATGTGTTATACAAAAATAAAGCTTATCTTATTGATTATTAAGAATAAAATCTGTGTGCCGAACTGTGGTGAAAGTTGTAAAAGTACTTGATGTTAGGGCAGTCTGATAATAGAATGATGTTGTAGGCAAGCGCTGGACTTGTAGAGGTCGTCGAAAGACGGCAGCCCTATTAGGGTGGGACCCTCGAACCAGGGGCCTACAAACTATCTTGGGTCTTGGTTGGCACACGCCGCCAAGACCCTTTTCATTTCTTCTTCGTCTGCGCACCAAAACTTCATTCCGTACCCATTCACGCGCCCTCGGTGCCGGTACAGGGTCCGGCGCATCAAATTCAGATATCGCTCCTCGGTTTCGCCATATATGCTCCGATGGACAGCATAGAATGCGCCGCTGGCGACAGCGTCTGCAATTTGCAAGCCAGCCATCTGATCGTGGTTTACAGCACGAACCATCCCCAAGTCGATGGCGCCCCAGTCGATCTGAATGCCGTTGTAACCATTCCCTCCGACAGCCATCAATTTTTCCAAATAGCCCGTAAGGTCTTCATAAGACATCGCAGATCGGTTGGAAAACACCAGTTCTGCCGTATAAGAATCTTGCTCGGGTGTTCGCCCGTCGCGACATAGCCAGCTGACCCTTTCCATCAATAATCGACAGCAATACCTGTAAAGCTCATAAGGCTTGCGCTGAAAGTGTTCAGGATCTGGAATGGTGGGCTTATGAATAAGAATATTGACAGTACGAACGGGCAACGTACTGATTACCCTGGAAAACGGGATGCGCTGCTCGTGCTTCAAGTGTCTGAAGTGCAGGGGATGCTTTTCAGGTTTCTGTAAAAGCCTTCTCGTTTCCTTGGCGGCCTGCACAAGAAGATGGTCATTGTGGACGCGCACAATGGTTGCGCTCAGAACAAACCATCTAGAGCTGCCGCTCTCGTTGGGCAGGAACTTAAATCCCTCGTCTCCTGCCTCATCGATGTAAACCCGGTAATCTGGTTTCTTCTTCATATTTTTGTCGTTGTTGAAATCTCCACCCACCTCAGCAGGGAGGATTACAAAGTTGGATTAAGCAGCTTCGGCACGTACAGGCATTCATCACTGGAGAAATCATCTGGCAACGCGATCAGTTTGGCCCGCTCGGACACAATGGTCGCCACACGAAGCTCGGTACTATCCTGCCCTTTGGCAAGCTCCGCCCACAGTTTTTTCCCTAGAATCCGAAGTTGCGGGGAAGCTATCGCTCGGGCGGAATGGAGCCATACCATCAAGGCTCCAGCTGAAGCCTGCGCGCCAGGCATTCTTTGGGCTTGCTTGATCACATTACCAATCTTGATTGGATACAGATCAACATCAATCTAAACTCTTGTTACTTGATGGGTAAAAATACTATCGCTACAGCCCAAACCCACACCAGAACGCACGGCCCACGATGTGATCGTCCATATTCTCTATGGCCATATCCGGGAACTCGCCGGCCCGCTCTTTGTTGTGCGACCTGGCGTACCACATGCCCTCATGCTTGATGAGCTGCTTCACGAACAGTTCTCCGTCGATCCAGACGACATAGATTCGCTTTGATAGCGGCTCCTTCTTGCTGCGGTTGGCCAGCACTACCGATCCATCCACGATATGCATGTCCACCATAGAGTCGCCACGCACCTCAAAGGCGATCACATCGTCTGGCCTGGCCGAATTCTTGGTGAGGTAGTCGCGCCGGAACATCAATATTTTTGACACGTCCGTAGACAGAACAAGGCTGCCTTTGCCGGCAGACGCCTTGGCGTCAACCATCTTGATGGGGACGTGGTCACCATCTGCCGCCAAGGAATCGACGATTTCCTTTATGCCGGAGCCGTCGAACAGCCACTGACCGTTGACCCGAAGAAGCGGGGCGATTTTCATGCAGGTATCTAAATCTGCGGCGTTGTCCCCGTTGAACCAAAATGTTGCGCTGGCTGAGGTCAATTTGGCCGCCTTCCACAGGTCCGTTTTTGTGAGGCGCGGCTCGCCAGCGTCCTTGCGGCGGACGTTCTCGGCATCAAAGGCGGCTTTTATTCGGTCGCGGAATAGCATGATCTTAGTAGCCTAAACAAAAACTATCTTAGATGGCTGTGATTTCTCTTGATTTGGATATCTTAGTGAACTAAGATTAAGGGTATGAGCAAAGAACTGCATCCAGATTCCTACCTGATCGACGCCCTTGGTGGCACATCGAAAGTGGCTGATTTTTTTGAAATCACCACAGGCGCAGTGTCGCAATGGCGTGTTCTTGGCATACCGAAGTCGCGCAAGAAGACGATTAGGTTTGCGCGCCCAAAAATATATCGGGCGTGGGAGATCTCCACCAAAGAGGTCAGCCATGCATGAATCAACCCTCACCCCACATGCTGACACCGGCCCAGCCATCAAAGCACTGGCCGGGGTCAGAGATCGGCTACTTAAACAGTTTCCCGAAGCTGGCACTGATCTTGTCCATA